CAGCACCCTCGTGCTTGGCGATTAATAGCCGCACTCCTGGCTTTGAAGAGTCGTTGGAGTCTGCGCCAAGACTGACCTGCCCAACACGGCCATGTTCAGCCGCACGGACAAGCTCGCCAATGCGGCGAACGTCAGACGCATTGAATCCGTACGCTGTCACGGCTCACTCCGACAGAATGATATAGCGGAGTTTTGCGGTGTCTCCGTATGCCTTGGCCGCCACAGTCACACCACTCTTGAGCGGAAGCATGGCAGGCTGGCCGCGACGCAGGGCGATCAGTTCGTGAAGGTTCGTGCCGACGTATGCACCGAGAGCCACGTATGACGTGCCAGCAGTAGCGGTCGACAGATTGCGAAACACGGCGTACCCAGCGGTCGTGACCTCGCCAAGCGAGATGGTCTCTGTGGCAGTGCTGATGTCGACGATCCCGGCAGCCGAAAGCTGCACTGTTTGGTCGACCTGAAAGCTGCCACTGGCAAACGACTCTGAATACAGTCCGTTGTTCACGGACATCTGGCAGGCCACTGTGATTTCCTTGGCCACGGCATTTGCTCCTTAGATGTTTGCGTCTCTGAAAATGTTTTCTAAGTCAGTGGAAACGTACGGGTACAGAAAACGCAATGCCGGCCCACTAGCCTCGGAGTCTGTAACGACTTCCGGCTCAACGGCACGACCGTTACCGTCGAGAGCTACCGGCGAGCTCACTGGGTTGCCACGCTTGTCCAAGATCGCAACTCGCTCACCGTCTATGACCTCGTTAAAGCCGGCATCGTAAAAGCTGATTTCCCAGCCATTCGGGTTGTAGAGCAACTCAACCGTCACGCTCCAAACGTTGTTTTTCTGGTCATAAGAAGCATTGAATCCCGTGCATCGGACCGTGTAGCTGTTGCATCCAATACCAAGGATGTTGAGCAAGCCGAAGTTGCACTTGTTTGTGTAGTGCAGCAGCTTGTCAAAGGCTGGATTGGTGGCGATAGTATTTGTGTACGTGAAGCGCAGCATGGACGCCTCTTCCTCGAGCCCGTCGACTGGATCGCCAGCACTGTTGATGGCAGGTTTGTCAAAACCAGCAGCAGCGTCCTTTGTGTTCCCGAGAGACCTCCAGCCACGCGCCGGCACGCTGATGTCCGAGCTTTGAATCTGAATGCGTTGCCACGCATCCTGATCGCCACCAGTTGGATCTCCCTCCTTTCCTGCCTCAGTGTCTTTTGCGTCATACCGCACCGATATGACGACGGCACGTTCGTTGTCCTCGAAGTAGGAAAGGTCACGCGACGTGACGTATAGCTCTGTTCCAGACAGAGTGATTTTGTCGTCGATTTGTGGCAGCGCCTTGTTGCCGAGATTCGGCCACGTTGCAGCGTTCTGCATGATCTCCGAGAAGCTCGGATTCTTCACATCCGAGATGACCAGATAGTCCTCGGTCGCCGACAGCTGGACGCTGCCCTTGTCACCCTTTGACTCGGTGATCTTGACCGACCGCAGTACACGGGCATCAATGATGGCCATTGCTATACCGTGATCTCGGCTAGAGCCAGTTGGTTCTGCATCACGTTGACGAGCTCGTCGATGCCGGCGGCCGTGGCCTCCGTGGCTTCGGCCGTACGCTCTTGGTTCACATCGCCAGCGTTGCGTGGGTCAGCACCACGGATCAGGCTATTGCGGAACGCCTCGCCCTCAGATGTTCCGACAACTATGGCCTTAAGTGCTTGCGAAGATGCGGCCACAGCCTTGCTGATTTGCTCTCCTGCGATCTGCCCTGCGACTGTTGCTGCCGCCTCTACAGGCTTGACGGCAGATGCAGCGGCCTGCTTCTGTGCCTCAGCCATGCGTGCGTCAAAGTCTTGCAGCGGATTCGCAAAGTTCTCCATCGCCGATGAGAATGCGTTGTCCGCTTCGACAAACAGGGCATCGCCGAATCGCTGTGCATCCTGGCCAAAAGCCGATATGCCTTCTCCGACAGACTGCAGCCCTGGAATGATTTGCCCAAGAAACTCGAGCACGCTTCCTACAGCTGTGGCGAGGCCACCGAAGGCCGTAGTGGCTGCCGCCCCAATGCCGAGCAGCAACGCCTTAAACATCTGAAACGTCCCGACTAGGATTGACCCCACGGCCACCAATCCCTTGAGTGCCACAATCAGGCCGTTGGCGAACAGCGACGCATACGAAAAGCCTTCGTTGCCTGACGTGAAGAAGTCCATCAGGATTTGCGAAACGGCAGTGATGGCAGGAGCGAGCTCAGCCAGAAACTGATTGATGAATCCCTGCATGGGCAGGGCCAGGCGGCCGACAGCATCACCCATGGCCTCAATAGCAGCTACTTGCTCGCCGCTCATCTTGACGCCGAGCTGCGTCAGCAACGCATCCATCTCGCCAATCGACTGGCTGCCAGTGCGAATGAAGTTCAAAAGGCCCTGTCCGCTTCTGCCAAAGATGTCGATGGCAGCAGCCGCCTGCATCTGTGGCGGCAGCGCAGCAATACGCTCAGAGATCAAAGCGAACTGCTGAGCCGTGGAAAGCCCGGCCATGTCCTGCATGGTCAGCCCGAGCTGAGCAAATGCCTTGACCGCAGCAGGCGTGCCCATAGACAGCTCGCCAACCATTCGGCTGGTGCGTCGCAGTCCTGTGGTCATCAGCTCTTGGCTGACGCCTGTCTCAGCGGCAACCTGCTGCATGACCTGCAAGTCACCAGTAGCGACGCCAAGTTCCTGCGACAGATTGTGCAGAGCCTCGGCCGCCTTGGTCGCAGACACCAGAGCCGATATTGCACCAGCAGCCGTTGTGAACGCACCGAACACAGGAAGCAGCGTGCCCATGGAGCCGCCAAGACTTCCCATCACGCTGGACAGGCCGCCAACGCTCGAGCGGAATCCTGTGAGTTGTTTGCCGGCACGAGCAAGGCCGGCAGTCAGACCGCCCGTGCTGGCCGTGATCGAGACGTTGACGCGACCGAAGTTCTTGGCGGCCATGCGTCACCTCGCCGCCGATTGAAGAATCCGCAGCATGTCTGACTGCGTCTGTGCCCGCTGCTCAACAGGCATGAAGTCAAACGGCTTCAGGGCCGGCTTTCCCTTTGGTCGGTTGGCGTTGTACTGCTGAGCCATGAGCACTGCATCCCTTAACCACTCGTCGCCCCACGGCATCAACTGATATGCCGCCATCCAGCCATAGAGCTGGTCGACGCTCATCATGTCCGCCAAGCCGCCAGGGTCTTCGACGTTCCAAACACCGAGCCGCAAGGCTAGGCGGTACAGGAACTGGAGAACCGGGCGGCTCTCTAGTTTTTTGTGGCTTCCTCCAGGGCTGTGCTTCCAATCCCATTGAGCCGGAAGCCAACGTCGACAATCTTCTGCACGGCCTCGGTGTCCAGCTCGCCAAGCCACTCGGCGTCGGCCTCCTCGAACATCCGCGTGCCATCCTCATTGAGGCAGACGAGCGTCAGGAATCGTGCCCTGATGTTGCGTGGCGTCTGCGTCACGCCAACCTTCCCGCCAGTCACCATGAACTCAAAGTCGTCCCGCTCGCGGGCCGTCATGCGGGCCACGTACAGAACGCCTCCGAGCTCTGGCACATCGACGGCCTCACGTGGACGCATGCCACGCTTGGCCTTGATCTGCTCACGAGTAAGAGCCACGATCCGCGCCTCCTTGCTATCAGCCGACTGTCAGGGTTCCGCTGAGCTTCACGGTCAGCGTGCCGGTCATCATGTCGTCCTTCGGTGCAGACGCCTCGAAGCCAGACGCAAAGCCGTAGCTGGACCACTTGGCCGTGCTCGTGCCACCGTTGGCAAAGATGATGTTGACGACCTGGGCCGTGCCCACGTTCGTCAGCAACGCCACCGGGTTGAGCGACGGGTCGTGCTGAATCTCGAGCGACAGCTCGCCCGGATCGTAGTACTCACTGGCGATGAACTCCTTGCCACCGGTTGTCAGCAGGTGCGAGGCATCCACCACGTCCCGGCTCACACCGCCGAGAGAAACACTGTTGACCTTGTAGCAAGTGGCCGCACTGCCAACGATTGTGCCGAAGGTGACGTACGTGCCCTGTCCGATGTCTGCTGCCATGTTCTGAGCCTCCCTGCTCAGGGTTCACTGTAGGTGACTTCGACCGACAAATCCGTGCGGTACACGGGGAGCTGCTCCCCGCTCGGGGCCGGCTCAATCTGGTCGTCGTCGCTTCTCACGACAGCCAGCCGGATAGAGCTCGTCCGCTTGTATTGTAGGGCGGCTTTCACGGCCCTGGTCAGGTTTCGCACCTCGAGCAGGTTGTCAGAGATGCAGGAAAACGTGTACGTCGCCCGAATCAAATCGCCTTGGCCGAGCGAATGCGTGAATGGATCTTTCAGCTGCGTGTCTCGCTGAAACACGATGCACGGAAACGCAGTGCCCTGCGGTGCCTGAACCTGATAGATGCGGCTGCCGGCCTGCATGGCAATGTCGGCATCGGCGGCCAGCACCTGCACAAGGGCCTCGTCGATGTGTGTGACGGTCGACATTACTTTCCGTCCCCACGAATCTTGCGCACTGCACGCCTGGACGCCTCAGCCTCAGCCTTTTGAAGCGCACGGCCCAGCTCATCCTGTAAAGCAGCCTTGATCTTTGGCAGCGTTGAATCTGCCCAAGCACCAAACTTGCCAGTGCCTGCAAAGCCGTTTACTTGCCGGAAGAAAATAGAGCCGGAGTCTTCGCCGCCAATAAGTGCGACTTTTCCCATGAGGTAGCGGTATTTTTTTGCCCGGTCCATTGGCACCTTTAGTGCCCGGCCGCTGGTGGCAGTTCTTGTCTTGACGCCGTTTTCAATCCACCAAGCGTGATAGCCAGACGCCTTGCCGTTAGCTCCACCCTTGTCTCCACGGCGAAAGCCGAGCACCGCCGTCTGCGTTCGTCCCTTGACCTTAGCCTCGGTCACAACGCCGACCGACCGCTTGAGGTTGCCTGTAGGCCCACGAGCAACCAGGGCCTTGACCTCTGACGTGTATGGCTTTGTCACCTTGTTGACAGACGCACGCAGGTACTTTCGCTGCAGTCCGACTGGCAATGCCGCAAACCCAGCCAGCACCTGCTGCACGCCTTCAACGATTACGCCAGCCTGCACAGCCATCAGTCAACCACCTCCGTGACAAGCAGCTCGTGCTCCTCACGCCGGCCACGCTCAACGACTGAGTCAATCTCGAACGTACGGCCCTGGCTGATCAATCGCATTTTTGGCTTGAGCCCATCGGTGTATCGCATCCGCACGCGATGCGTGACCGTTCCCTCGTTCTGTAGGCTGGCTACTCGCTCCGCACCGGACAGCGGCAGCAAAGCAATCCACCGCGTGGCAAACGTCGAATACGTCAGCGTCGGCTCACCGATTGAGTTGGTTGTCTCTGTTGGCGTTTGGATCGTCGCCTTGTGGTCCATGATGCCGGAGTGCAGCATGCGTCACGTCCCGTAAACGACGACCGTATAGGAGGCAGTGCCAGAGAATGTGTTCACTGTGATCGTCTTCGACGACGGCTCAAACAGTGCCACCACGCCAGTCGTGCAGATGACCTGGCTCGTGTTGTCGTACACGATCACGTTGGTGCCAGAGGCTTGAGCGGCACACCGCTTGACGGTCGCGAACGTGACGGCCGCACCAGACGAGTCCTTGTACGTCGTGACGCCGTCGTTGACTAACGTGACAACGTCAGTGCCACAGGTGCCGGTAAACAGTGCCACCTTGCCGGTGGTGTAGGCATCCGTGTCGACAAGCGTGATTTTCTTGAGCGACTGCACAGAGGTGCCATCGGCCTTGTCGGCGAATGACACGTCCACGGCGATGCGGCCTTCAATGCTCATGCGTACTGCTTCCACTTCAAGGGCTCAAGAAGAGCATGCACTCCGAGCGGCACGTTCTGGCCAACGCTGCCAACCGCCTCACGATTGGCGTACCAGTGCCCGCACAAGAGCTTCACGGCGTGCACCGCAGGCTTGGGCACATTCGACGCACCGCCGTACCCGGCCAAGTACGTGATCTGAACGCTCTTGTCATCGATCCTGACGCTGGGCCACACCTCGAGGTACTTGGGATAGATCAGGCCCGGCACGTGGTCGCGGTCGAGGCGGAACTGCTGCGTGCCGCTCTGCGACCACGTCAGCGTTTGCGTGGTTCCGCCAGTGTCCACGTAGGAGATAGTCACCGTGGCGCTCGCGGCATTTGCGTTCAAACGCACGGGCGGGCGCGGAAGCTCGATGCGTGTCCCGAAAAAGTCATCGAACGCCACGGTGTACTGCTTGTCTGCGAACGTCCTGTCGCAGTAGTCCTCGCACCACGTCGTGGCAGCGTCAATCAGTGCCCCGATGTAGTCATCGTCATCTGTGAAGTCGACGATCCGCAGGTGCTCTTTCGCGTCTGTCACACTGACCGGACGGTCGCCGGTGCCACTGGCCGTGCTGACGGCCAAACTGCGGTAGGTGCTTGAGATGCTGCCACGGTAGAAGAGGCTCACGACTTGGCCCTCCGGCGACGTGGAGCCTTGGCAACAGGAGCGACGGCACGCTCAACAGCAGCCGGCTCGGGAGCGACGGCAGCCTCGACCCGCAGCTCGTCTACATGGTCAGCCCTGCCGAACAGCACGAGCGACCGGGCGACACCCTTGGCCACAGTGACCACCTGCCCGGTCTTGTAGCCCTGGTAGGGCCGGCGAAACCTGACCCGTGCGGTCTGAATCGTCGTGCTCACTTCCACACCTTTTCCGGCGGCTTGCCGCCTTGATCCCAGAACTCGCCAGGATGCTGGAGGATGCCCTTCATGCTTTGGTCAGGCCACTTGAAGTGCACCTCGGCATGCCCGATCACAACCCTCGTGCAGACGCCGCACCTCAACTTGGCCTTCTCTGCGACCTGCCAGAAGTGGATGTCGTCGTCGACCCGCTCCGGTCCCCACTGTCCATCCTTGTCGGGCTTGCCGAGGAACCACGGATGCGGCATCCGCTTGAGTGCCTCTGCCCTAATCATCGTGAATCCGAAGTGGGCCGTGTTGGCTTTCACGATGTTGTGATAGATGAAGTGCCCACGCAGCACCTCGCTCAACCTGTCACCAGTATCGCTGGCCATCGTGAACAGCGGCTCGTCTGACCGCCGCTTCATCTGGATGGCGGCCACCACGTCGTAGTCACTGGCAGTGACGTACTGCAGCAGCCGAGGTACGGCGTCATGCTCAAAGATCGTGTCGTAGTCGAGCGTCAGAATCCACAGCGGCGGGGCCTTTGGATCGTCGTCTAGCTCGACGATGTCGGTCAGCACTCGCTCGAGGCACTGTCCCCAGAAAGCACCCTCCAAGCGAATCGGAGAGATGCCGTAGGGAATGAGCCCTCTCGGCCAGCAGAACATGTGGTCCTGCCAGCCGAGCCGTGGCACCGACATGGCACACGCCACACGGACCGGCCCGTTGCCAACGTCTAGCACGGCGGGCTTGATGCCCGCCACAGGTGACGCCGCGCCCACGGCATCCTCCTCTGGTTGGAGTAGTCGTCAATCAGCCAGGAAACGTCAGCCGAGCACGACGCGGTTGGTGACGTTGGCGTCACCAGCCGAGTCCACGCCCTGCTCGCCCTTGCTCAGGCGAGCCGCAACCACAATCGTGTTGTTGCTGGCGTTGGCCGTGGCGTCCGCAGACGGCGTGACCGCCACCTGCAGGTAACGCTTGCGGGCCTTGGTCGCCAGCTCGATCCGGGTCACGTTCACGGTGGCGGTGTTGGACACACCAGACAGCGTGTAGTCGGTGCCCTGCACCAGACCGCTGATGGCGGCATAGCTGCCGTCCGTGTCCGACTCCTTGACGCTGACCACGCTCGGGGCCGAGGTGTTGGCAATCGAGCGGTAGCCCACGTCGATGCTCACGAGGTCATAGCCAAGGCAGTCGATGGCCACGGTGTGCGTGCCGGCCGACGCAACGCCGGCCGCCGCCGACAGGCTCACAACGCTCCGCGTGTTCTGAATGACGTTCATGTTCTCGGATTCTCCCTAGAAGTCAGAGGTTTAGAGCGTGAGGGCCACAACCGGACCAGCCGCCGAGGCAGTGCCGATGTCGGCGGTGACAACATCGAAGCGGCACATGGCCTGGAAGTAGGTCTGATCGAACTCGATGTAACGGTCGGTGCTGGCACGGACCGAGATCGCCTGACGCACACCGTAGTGAGTCGACAGCCGCATATCTCCGAACAGGCAGACAACGTTGCCGTTGCTGGCACTGGTTCGCATGCTGTTGTTGAACTTCACCGGATAGCCCATGAAGCGGGCCTCGTTCATCCCGGCGGCAACCTCGGCAGCGGTGACGCCGCCGGCCGAGAGGCCGAGCGACAGCATCGCAGTGCTGTACACCTGCGGCGTGACGTACCACGAAGCGGACGCACGGGCGTAGGCCGGCAGCTTGCCGATGGTCTCGGCAAAGTCATCAATAGTGAGGGCAGACAGCGAGGCTTCACCCGAGTCGTTGATGCCAGCCAGCGCGGGCGAGGTGTTCTCGAAGAGCCACTGAATGCCCCGGATACCGCCGTGCGTTGAGGTGCCGTCACCAGCAAAGCCGGCATCGTCAATCTTGCGGCTGAGGGCCAGGGCAAACTCCTGGGCCACAAGCGAGGCCAGGTCAATCGCAGAGTCCTCAATCAGCGAGTTGGGAACACGAGTGCCGACCCGGCAGTCCTTGGTGGACAGCAGCACGTTATCGGTGCCCATGTCAGACGCCGTGGTCTCGCTGTTATCCGAGACAAAGTAGGCCGTGTTGCCAGACGTACGCCGTGGGACGTACATGCTGTTGCTCGACATCGGGATGACGTTGGCCTGCTGAGGAATCGACGAGTACTCGTCGACAAGCCGAATCACGGTCGACGCAAAGGTCTCGGGGATGAAGACGCCGCCCTTATTGTTGTCGTTGCTCGACAGGGCACGCTCTTCGACGTTCCGCTCGTACCACGCCCGATCCTCGGTGCGGCCGAGCAGGTAGCCACGAATCCACCGGCCGCAGACCTCGGCATCGTCGGACGAGCCGAAGACCTTGTAGCGGTCGTACCGCTGGGCCTTCTTCGCCACCGGGGCCTCGGGCGTCTCGACCGCCACGGGCTTTGCCGTAGCGGCAACCTTGCTGCGGAGGCTCGCGATCTTCTCGGCGATGGCGGTCTCCTGGGCGAGCCGCTGCTCGAGCTCAACCGCCTCGGCGGAAAGCTTCTCGACTTCGGCCGCCTGGGCCTCGGTGCGATCCTCGACCTTGGCGAGGTCATCGAGCATGGCCGCAACAGCAGCGGCACGGTCCTGAAGCTTGGTGATCGAAGCGGCCATCCGTGGCTCTCCCGTATCGGGTGACAGATCCATGTCTGTCGTTCACCCTACGGGATAAAGCCGCTGTTTCAGTCAGGCTTGTTTGTATATACAAAAGACCGGCGGCAGATATGGTCTGCCAGAACGATGGCCTTGGCCTTGTAGTCGCAGGCTTGGCACTCGAGATACCGCACCTGCCGGTCCTCGCTCAGCGGGTGGCTCGACCGTGTGCGGATGCGTCCCTTCCCACATTTGGGGCAGGGATCACCGGGACGTGTTGCCACGCATGAAGCTCCTGAGACGAGCGGCCTTGAGCCGCATGGACGCCGCCGCGATGTCGGGACCGACTTCGTGTGGCGTCGTCTCAGGTGTACCTTGGCCGGCAAGCCAAGCCTGGAACGAACGCATGGCCACAGAGACAGACGTGCTCGGGTAGGCCGGCTGCACCACCGGACCAAGTTCGTAGATGGTAGCGGCCCGAATCTCGCGGATCGCACGGCCGTTCTCGTCGGTCGTGAATCCTTCGCCGCCCTTGTCGACGCTGAACGTGAACGATGCACCCTTCACGTCACGCCGCTGAACGAGCTCCATGATGTCGGCCCGGCTAGCCGGCGGCGTCACCTCGAAGCCTACGCCTTTCTCGTCCGACCACACCTTCAGCGTGCCAGACGACTCACGGCCCAGCAGGATGTCTGGGTTGTGGTTGTAGTAGCTCACGAGGTCCGTGCGGCCACGCTGGCGGTTGAGAACAGCGTCAAAGGCCCCGGGCAGGATTCGCTCCCGGAACCCACCAAGATCGACGCTCAGGCGGTTGTAGACCACGGCATAGCCCTTGATCACAGCCCGGCCGTCGGCCCGCTCTTCGACAACGATCTCGTCGTCGGTCTCAAACGCCACGTCGCGTCGCTCAATCATGCCTTCCATGGCATTGCTCCTGTCTTGCTCGCGGTCCAGTTCTGCCACCTTGCGTTCTGACCATGCTTGCCCAGCGTCTCCCGACCACAACAGCCACGCTGTGAAACCTGGGGTCTCAGCACCTGGTTCATCCCAGCCTGGCCGGCGGTCGGCCTCGTGCCTCGCAAACCACGCTCGCATCTCTCGCACGTGGTCCTCGGTAAGCTCCTGCCGCTTGGCGATGATGTTGGCCCGTCGCACAGTCTCAGGCTTGAGCCCGTCGCCGCTGTAGCCCTGCTCGTGCAACTCAAGCCCGCGACGGGCATTGCGAGCCATAGCTGCCGTAGGAGTCAGGTCAGCCATCAACCTGCTCCTCGGCCTGGTCTTCGGCGTCATCCTC